TATGAAAAGATGCACAATACAAATTAAAGACGAAGTAAACATCAAGATTGAAGGGCTCGAACTTGATGCTCGTCGTGCGCTAGTAAATGCATTTAAGTATGATGTGCCTGGTGCACGTTATTTGCCAGCAGTTAGACTAGGGCGGTGGGATGGCAAGGTCAGTTACTTTCAACTTGGTGGCAGCACTTATGTAAACTTACTACCTGAGATTATTCCTATATTAGAAAAGTTCAACTACGACATTGAACTAGATGACCAACGCGAATACTCTACCGTGTTTGACTTTACACAGATCCGAGAGGATTCGTTTGCACACAAGACATGGCCCCAGACACATCCAATGGCAGGTGAACCTGTGGTGTTGCGTGACTATCAGGTTGAGATCATCAACAACTTCTTGGGCAATCCGCAATGCATACAAGAAGTGGCCACTGGCGCAGGCAAGACCTTGATCACTGCCGCACTGAGCTTAAGCATAGAAACATATGGACGTAGCATTGTTATTGTACCTAACAAGAGTTTGGTAACACAAACAGAAGCAGACTACAAGAACCTAGGGCTAGATGTTGGGGTGTACTTTGGTGACCGTAAAGAGCATGGTCGGACACATACAATTTGTACCTGGCAAAGTTTAAATGTGCTGATGAAGAACACAAAGAACGGTGTAGCAGATGTTACCATACAGGACTTTATCGAGGACGTGGTATGTGTGATGGTAGACGAAGTACACATGGCCAAGGCAGATGCACTCAAATCCTTGTTGACAGGCATCATGGCTAGAGTGCCGATTCGATGGGGATTGACCGGAACTGTGCCCAAAGAGCCGTTTGAATTCCAAGCATTAAAATGCAGCCTTGGCCCTGTTATTAGCCAACTCAGCGCAAGCGAACTACAGGATCGTGGTGTGCTGGCACAGTGTCATGTGAACATTGTACAGTTGGTGGACCACGCAGAGTTCTCAAATTATCAAAGTGAGTTGAAGTTCTTGTTGGAAGAGCCAGACAGACTCACTGCCATTGCCAACTTGGTGTCACATGTTAACGACACAGGCAATACACTTGTATTGGTGGACCGTGTAGCAGCCGGTCATGCTTTGATTGAACGCCTGGGCGATCGAGCAGTGTTTGTATCAGGTGCAACTAAAGCAGGAGCAAGACAAGATGAATATGACGAAGTGGCCACCAGTACTGGCAAGATTATTGTGGCGACTTACGGTGTGGCCGCTGTGGGTATTAATATTCCAAGGATTTTTAATCTGGTTCTTCTTGAACCCGGAAAGAGCTTTGTCCGTGTTATACAGTCAATTGGGCGCGGCATTAGAAAAGCGGAAGACAAAGACCATGTAGAGATCTGGGATATAACCAGTACCTGTAAGTTTGCCAAACGACATCTAACTAAACGTAAAGTATTTTATCGAGATGCAAACTATCCGTTCTCTCAGGAAAAACTAGAGTGGAAGTGACTAGGCCCAAATTGTTAATAGTCGGAGACAGCTTTTTTTCTATAGATGCTAAGTTTCCAGGCCAACATTGGTCAGAAATGCTGCCTGACTATGAAGTAATAAATTATGCATACCCGGGAAATTCCATTGGCATAATACTACATGATCTAATTAACGGCCTAAAGCACAGTCCCGACGCTGTGGTCATTGGGTTCACTGGCCCAGGCAGGATTGAATTTGAAAACACACATGTCGCGGTTAATCGACAGTGGATAACCAATCAACACCAGCATCTGCTAAATCAGGACCAGAAATTGTTAATGACCTTGCGTCAGTCGTTAACAAACCCAGTTTGGGAAAACTTTGGTGCATTTTGGCAAATTGTTGGCGCTTTGTCTGTATTAAAGAATCGGAATATTCCTTTTGTGTACTCGATGGGTATATATCAACAGTTAATAGCAGTCACTGAACTGTTGACACGGAACAGTGACATAGTAAACACCCAATTCTCTAGATTTGAATCGCATGCATTAAATTTGAATTTAGCAACATACCCGCTAGAGCTACAAACAAAATCGCCGCTGTTTCATGTTCCCGACGGTGCCTGGCAAAGTCAATTTGCAGCCGAAGTAAAAGAAAAACTAAAAACACTTGACATTTGACCGCATATACTATATTATACTTACATGAGAATACTAACACTAGATAACACAGCATTCGACCTTGACCATCTTCCAGAAGAAGTTGAAGACATGAGATTTGCTATATTTGACAACAGTGATCCCAAGGATCCAGACTATCATTACATTCCGCTTATCTTTTTAGAAAGTTTTAATGCTCCTGCGCTGGTGTTACAAATTGGTGAACACAAAATACGCATGCCCATGGACTGGCAGATACTAATTGGCGAACCTGAAGTAGGCGACCTTGAAGTGCTTCCATTGACCAGTATCAACGACCGTGGCTTTAAGGTATTTCAGTTTAATCCATTAAGCAGTTTTCGACCGAGTTTTCCAACTGTTGAAATTATAGACGTGTATCATGAAGTGGCCTGGTATGCTCCTAAGTTAAAAAATGGACAGATGTTGTGTATTCCGCTGAGTGATGATCCCAAGCCGGACTGTGTGTATTTTGTCAAAGATATCAGTCGTAACTGTGAGATTGTAGACTATCAAAAGGCCTGGTGATGAGTGATAAACTAAACATTGCCAACGAGATGCGACAGTTTGATCGCAAGGATCGTAATTTTTATAAAGATTTAACAGACGAAGAACGTAAAAAATTCTCAAACTATCTTATGATACGGTGGGGCAGTTCAGTTGAAGGATCAAGAGAACTGCAAGAGTTTTATCTTATTGCTACTAATGAACGCTTCAACAAACATTTCTTTGCACTGAGCCGGCATCCGGAACTGCAATGGCTGTGTGCCACCACTGTCAGTCCTGACATGGGCACACCCAGACACACCTGGATTGCTCCTAAGAAAAAAGAACCCGGTGCTAGTAGTATACGCAAACAGTTGGCAGAACTGTACCCACATTTAAAAGATGATGACATTGCGGTGCTGGCGTCGATTACTACTAAAAAAGAAATCGACGAGCACTTGAAGTTATCGGGGCAAGAAACTAAAAAATGAGTTACACCTGTCAGTATTGTCGGAAAGACTTTGTCAAAGAAACAAGCCTGACTGTGCATAGTTGTGAGCCGCGACGTCGACGCATGGAACGAGCAGAGCGTGGTGTGGAACTGGGCTTTCAAGCGTACATTAAGTTCTACGAAATGACACAAGGCAGTGCTAAACTAAAGACATTTGATGACTTTGCTGACTCACCTTACTACCGAGCATTTGTCAAGTTTGGTCGCTACTGTGTGGCCACACGTGCCATTAACCCTGCACGTTTTATGGAATGGGTACTGAAACAAAACAAAAAGATTGATCACTGGTGCCGTGATGCTGTGTACACAGAATACTTGATATATTATTTGCAAGTAGAAAACATCAACGATGCCTTGGCTCGTGCAATGGAATACGGAATTGACTGGGCAGAGAAAACAGGCAATCCTGCTCAGGATTGTTTACGCTATGGTGGTACCAATGCCACTGTGTATGCAGTGACAACAGGACGTATCAGTCCTTGGGTAATTTACAACAGTGAATCTGGGCAACGGTTTTTAAGCACATTAGATACTGGTCAAATTGCCATGGTATGGCCATACATTGACTCGGATGTATGGCAAAAAAAGTTCAGTGACTACACGGCAGATCAAGAGTACGCCAAAGAAATATTAACGCAGGCAGGTTGGTAATGAGTGCAGATATCGACATTGATTTTGCAGATCGCAATCAACTGCTGGAGTTAATCCAGCATACGCCTGCACGTCAAACTGTGCAAGAACAAGTTCGTCGTCATAACTCTGGTGTGTATGTAACAGACATTCCGCAGGATCCTGTGAATCGTTGTGCGGCCATCGACTACGAAGCTGCCGAACAACTGGGTTATTTTAAAATTGACCTGTTAAACATGAGTGTTTATCAGTTGATTACCAGTCCAGAACACTATGCCACAGCAGTGGCCACAGAGCCTACTTGGAGTCGACTGTGGCAAGAACCAGAATGGGCAAAACAACTAGCACACGTTGGCAACTATACAGACCTGCTGAGCGCAATGCGCCCGGATAGTATTCCAAGAATGGCAGCGTTTATCAGTATCATTCGTCCGGGCAAAGCACATTTGCAACGACAGCCTTGGGACGTGGTATTCGACTCTGTGTGGGACGGTGATGAAAGTCGCGGCTACACATTTAAGAAAAGCCACGCAATCTCTTACGCAGCCTTGGTAGCATTACACATGAACCTGCTCAGTCCATCCGTCGCACAAGTGTGATACTTTTGCGTTTGCCTTTTTTCAGTGCAATATCAGCAAGGCTACAAATAGGCCCGTGAAGTATTTCCAAGTCTTTGTTGGCAAATGTGCGGAGACAAGGACGGAATACATCCCAGTCTTTCTTGAGGAAGATGTTGATGGGAATACTTCTATTACTTTCCCACCACCAAGCATTGGCCAACTCCAGGAACCGTTGCTTTAGTGCAGGGTCGTGTATGCTGCCAAAGTCGTATATGGTGGTAACTGACACGTCTTGATTCTGCACAATACCCACATACTCCGTGGAAGCATATACACACAGTGTAATAAAGGGGTATTGTTCGCTGAGTTTAGTAAAGATATCATTGGCCATCGGTGGTATTTATACCGTACATTTTTGGCTAAATTTAAAGGTTATCTTTTGTCGCTAAATACATCTATATGTATTCAACCACTGCTTACCTTTACCAACAAGTAACTCGAGTTATTGTAGTCGACACCAGTGGTGCTTATTTCAATCTGAGGTACAATCCTGTGTATGCTAAAAAACTAACAATTAACAAAGGTGTTGACAATGTGATCCTGTTTGAGTTCATCAATCAAGACGAAAAGCCTGTGAATATCACCGGCAGCACACTGACATTTAGAATGGTTAGCCAGAATGGCGATGCGTTATTGGTTCAAAAAGAAATGGTTGTTATTAATGCACAGTATGGTCGTGCCAAAGTAACACTGACCACAGCAGAACTTGATACTGTGTTGGCACAGCCTGCGGCCTACAGCATCATGCGAGCCAGTGGCAATCTAATAGAAGCAGTGTACACAGATGCACAATCAGGTGCTCGTGCTCCGCTTGATGTGGTAGATAGTGTGTATCCTCAGTATGTGCCCAGTGCCAATTTGACAATCCCCACAACAGAAATCACAGCTCAGGTCAGTTATGGTGGGTCCAGCAGTAGTGTATACCCAGACTGGGCACTAAATGCTGGCAGTTCAATCAACAACTACAGTCCTTACCAACCAACTGAATTCTACAGCAGTTTTATAGAACCAGTTGGTGCGGTAACCACAGTACAAATGGACTTGCTTGGTTATACAGGTACAATCAAGGCACAGGCAGCAGAGAACTATCAAAGTATCTGGTACAATGTTACAGAATCCACTCAGTACCTGAACAGAACTGAAACCATTTACATGAACGTGATTGGATGGCATCCGTTGTTGCGGTTGTGTTTCAACAACAGCATATACACCACCGGCACAAATGGTCAAGCAATGGGCAACCCAGGGCAAGCAACTGCCACAGTAGCCAATGGCATTGTCACAGGAGTCACTGTTTCTAACCCAGGTTTTGGTTATTTGGCTCCGCCCCTGATTGAATTTGTTGGAGAAGGCGCAGGTGCTGTTGCTACTGCCAGTATATCGGGCAGTTCAATCAGTGGCATTACACTGGTCACTGGTGGTTCTGGATATCGTCCTGTTCCTCCTACTATGCAGTCAGTGCAGGTGCTTGTTTCCACCGGACGTGTGGTAAACTTGAAGTATCGTTAATCCAAAATAAGTTGTATTGTTCTACAAAACGTGTTACAATAGTAACATGATCGACATGTTGGCATTTTTACCAGGCAAAAGAAAACAGTCTAGTTCTGGATGGATTTCCTTTAACGCACCTTGTTGTGTACACAACGGCAACACACCAGATCGACGCGGGCGTGGTGGCATCAAACTGTCTGGCCCAGGCTGGAGTTATCATTGCTTTAACTGTGGCTATACTGCAAGTTTTATTCTTGGTCGTAATATTGGATTCAAGGCACGTCGACTACTGGAATGGATAGGTGTTCCTGAGAACGATATTAATCAAATTAATCTTGAAAGCATGCGCCATCGTAGCATGGAAGGCATGATAGAAGATCGTCAGCGTGTGTGGAACAACACAGCACCCATTGAGTTTAACGAAGCAGAGTTGCCGCCATTTGTGGATTTTGTAACACCAGACCGATCTGAGCATTGGGCATATCTTAGGAACAGACATGTGCCAGAAGACTATCCTATTATGGTATCGGCTGCAAACCCAACTCGTCCTGGTGTAGTGGTTCCGTTTACATACAACAATCAAGTGGTAGGCAGCACCATACGTTTCTTGGATGATCGCAATCCACGTTACATCAACGATATGCAACGAGGCTACGTGTTTGGCATAGACCTACAGCAGGCAGGTTGGCAAAATGTAATTGTGACAGAAGGTATCTTTGATGCACTCTGTATCAGTGGCATGGCTGTGATGCACAACGAAGTAAGTGATGACCAAGCAAGACTAATACGCAGTCTAGGACGCAATGTTGTTGTGGTGCCAGACCAAGATGACGCAGGCGTGGCATTAATCGATCGTGCTGTGGAACTGGGATGGAGTGTAAGCATTCCGGACTGGCCAGCAGGGGTTAAAGATATCAACGATGCTGTGAAACTATGGGGCAAGTTAACAACACTGCTAACTATAATGCAATCAAGTGAGAGCAGTAAAATTAAAATAGAACTAAGGAAGAAGCAACTTGTTAAAAGATTACGGACTTGAAGTCCAACGTTTATTCTTAGAAATGATGTTGGAAGACGCCAGCAGTTATGTGCGTGTTCAGAACATTTATAATCCACAGAACTTTGACAAGAGTCTGCGTCCAGCGGCTGAGTTTATTAAAGAACACAGTGACAAGCATAAAACTATGCCTGACAAGATGCAGATTTCGGCAACTACCGGAATAAAACTACAACCGGTGCCGGATTTGAACGAAGGGCACTTTGATTGGTTCATGACTGAGTTTGAAGGCTTTACCAAGCGTCAAGAACTTGAACGTGCTATTCTTAAAAGTGCAGACCTGTTGGAAAAGGGTGAGTTTGAGCCTGTTGAGAAACTGATCAAAGACGCAGTACAGATCTCTCTTACTAAAGACATGGGCACAGATTACTTTGCTGATCCTGGCGCCCGTATTAACAAGTATTTTAACTCAGGCGGACAAGTAAGCACTGGGTGGACACAACTGGACCGGTTGTTGTATGGTGGATTTAGTCGCGGTGAACTGAACATTTTTGCAGGCGGATCCGGCTCTGGTAAGAGTTTAGTAATGATGAACATTGCGTTGAATTGGCTACAACAAGGACTCAGTGGCGTGTACGTTACATTAGAACTCAGTGAGGAACTTACCAGTTTGCGTACAGATGCCATGTTGACCAACATGTCGACAAAAGATATCCGTAAGGACATTGACACAACAGAACTCAAAGTTAAATTGGTTGCCAAGAAGTCTGGACAGTATCGTGTCAAAGCATTGCCAGCACAAAGCAACATCAATGACATTCGTAGTTACATTAAAGAAGTACAGATCCAAACAGGCATTCGAGTAGACTTCCTAATGATTGACTATTTGGACTTGCTGATGCCAGTGAGTGCCAAAGTCAGTCCCAACGACTTGTTTGTTAAGGACAAATATGTTAGTGAGGAACTGCGTAACTTGGCCAAAGAACTTGGTGTGCTAATGGTCACTGCATCGCAGTTGAATCGTAGTGCTGTTGAAGAAATTGAATTTGACCACAGCCATATTTCAGGTGGTATCAGTAAAATTAACACAGCAGACAATGTGTTTGGTATCTTTACTTCACGTGCTATGAAAGAACGTGGCAAGTATCAGATACAGTGTATGAAATCTCGAAGCTCGACCGGCGTTGGTCAAAAAATTGATTTGGAGTATAACATTGAAACTATGCGCATTACTGATGAAGGCGGGG